GACGCGTCACTGAGCTGGAGGGACGTGCATGAGCATGGCGATTTAAGATGGCACTCGTCGTTCCTCCAGACATCAGGACTGTCCAGAATACCTTCTTCCCGAAGTACTCTGTGACGATCGATTGGCAATTGTTGTCCGATGGCACTTTGGATGACAGCATGGCGCTGGCCACCGCGATGGTGGTTGCATTGGGCACCGACGCGCTGGCTAACCCGGATGATAGATTGCCGGACCCTGACTCGACGAACCGCGAAGGCTGGTGGGGAGACATGGATGCGGACACGATCTGGAATGGCTGGCCGATCGGGACGCGGCTGTGGCTATTGCGAAGAAGCGCTATCGAACCTCCAGAGTCGAAGTCCGGCGCCACTCAGAGCTGGGTGATGAATTACATCAACGAAACCTTGCAGCCGTTCATTGATCGCAAGATCGCCAGCCGTTTTCAGATCATGTCGGCGAAAGTCACCAAGCAACAGATCGATGTCGTGATCCGAGTTTATCGAGGTCCACTCACCGCAATCGATTTGATGTATCAACTGCTCTGGCAAGGGATCACGCCGTAATATCGGGAGGGCTTAAATCTTGCCGTGGAATACTCCAACGTTGAGTGAAGTCAGATCGCTGGTCAGGGACCAGATTCATGGCTCGTTGCCAGGGAGCGACGCCACGATCCCCAACAGCGTGCTGCGGGTGATGAGCGACAGTCAGGGCGCGTTGTGCTTTCTGACGCTGGAATATGTCGACTGGCTGGCGCTGCAACTGCTACCAGATACTGCAGAGACAGAGTGGCTGGACCGGCATGGCAATATCTGGCTGGTCAATGCCGACGGCACTATTGGCAGAAAGCAAGCCACGCTGGCCACGGGTACCATCGCTGCGACCGGCGTTAATGGCAGCATCGTTCCGGCAGGCGCATTGATGGGTGGCTCATCACAGAATGCAAGCTATCAGACCACCGCTCAAGCCGTGATCGGTCTCGGCCCGACCTCGATCGATGCCACGGCGTTGCAGGCGGGCTCGATCGGAAATCTGCTTCCAGAAACTACACTTGCCTTCCTGTCGGTCATGCCGGGAGTCGACAGCTCGGTGACCGTTGTCGAGATGGACGGAGGCACCGACACCGAGACCGATGATCAGCTCCGTGGTCGTATTTTAAAGCGTATCCAAAACCCGCCGATGGGTGGTGACGCCGACGATTACGAGCAATGGGCATTGGCCGTTCCTGGCGTGACGCGGGCGTGGTGCGCGCCGCTGGAAATGGGTATCGGCACCGTGACGATTCGCTTCATGATGGATCAGCTGCGCGCCAGCAATGGCGGCTTTCCGTTGCCAAGTGACGTCGATACCGTGCGGGCTTACATCGATACGGTGCGTCCGGTCGCGGTCAAGGATTTCTTCGTCGAGGCGCCGATTCCTTATCCGATCAATCTGCGCATCTCTTATCTCGATCTCGACATCGCATCGACGCGCGCCGCCATTGAGCAAAGCCTGTTGAATGAATTTTTCATCCGTGCCACGCCGGGTCAGTTCTGGTATCGCGCATGGTCGGATGAGGGCATCAACAACGCCATCGGAGTCAATGCCTATGACTTGGTGGCCAGCGACGTTGCGATGCCAGCTCCTGGCTATATGGCAATTTTAGGCGACTTAACTTATGGTTGACAAATGTCCGACCGGCACGTCCGTCGCACCGGTAGCAATTATCGAGATGCCTTCTTCTCGTTGCTGCCTAACGGTCAAGCGTGGCCTAAGAGGGTCGTCGGTAGTGTACTGTATCAGACTTGCGATGGACTGTGCGAATATTGGGGCGTTGTCGATGGCCGCGCGGCCGATCTTTTAGAGACTGAATCCGACCCGCGCGCCACATTCGAGCTGCTGCCGGATTGGGAACGCAACTGGGGTCTGCCCGATCCCTGCCTGACGCATCCGCCGACCGCGCTCGAAGAGCGCCGCATGGCGCTGGTCGCCAAGATGACGATGATCGGCGGGCAGTCGCGCCAGTTCTTCATCAATATCGCCAAGGCTTTCGGTTACACCATCACCATCACCGAGTACGCGCCGTACATGACCGGCGTGTCGCGATGCGGAGACACGCGTGGCGACGACATCTACGATCCGACGCACTACCATTGGGAGCTAGGCGCTCCGGAGATCAGGTTTTACTGGACCGTCCATGTCAGCGCACTGAGCCTGACTTATTTCCACGTCAATTCCAGCCAGTGCGGCATCGATCGATTATTAGATATTGGGATCGCTACTGATCTGGAATGCGTGCTTGGTAAGTTAAAGCCCGCGCACACTCAAATCGTCTACGACTATTCGCCGCTCGATGCGCTCGACTTCACGCAGCTGTACAACACCGAATATCTCGCGCTGGGGATCATGTGATGGCCGACAACAGACAGATCAAGGACGGGCTCGGCGATCTCTTCACCATCCGCATGCGCGACATCAGTGCCGCGACCGATGGCACCGTGCAACGCTCGATGGTGATGGCGCAGTTGTCGCCGGTCGATTACGGCGGCGGCGGTTCTTATCATCGCACCTGCAAGAGCGGCGTGATGGTTGCAAACACTGCGGCGTCGTCCCCGATCTATTCGTTTCAATGGCCGTCGGTGACGTCGCTGGCCTTGATCAAGCGTATCCGCATTGCGGCTTGGAGCTGGAACGTCGGATTTACCGCTGGGCTGGTGACGTTTGACGTGATCACGGCGCGTACTTTTACGGTGCAGCTGGCTGGTGGTACTCAAGTCAGTCTTGTCGGTAACAGCGGCAAGCTACGTACATCGATGGCTTCGTCGCAAGCCAACGTCGTTTATGCGACCACGACGCCGTTGACCGGCGGCACCTATACGCCCGATCCCGTTCCAGGCACGACCGAAACCTGGGCCACCGAGGTCGGCGCCAATCCCTACACGCTGATCACGCCAGGGCCGATGCCGATCAAATTATTCGAAAAACCACAAGGCGAGATGCCGCTGCTGTTGGCACAGAACGAGGGCTTTCTCGTCGAGGCGACCGTTCCGCAGACCGGGACGTGGTCGTTTACGCTCGCGTCCGAGTGGGACGAAGTCTCCAATACTGGATCGGGTTATTAAGGAGCAATTCATGCAGTACAACCAGCCGAAGGATCAGCCGTCAAATCCCAACGCGCCTTACATCGACGGCAATCCGGCTGCGGGCATTCAGGGCTCGATCGTTCCGGCGGCGTCGATCGAATATGACCAGCGCGAGACGGTCGAGGTCATCACCCGCGCCAACGTGCGCGGTTATTCCGACTTCTCTGGAGTACCATGCGCCGTCCCGGCCAATACAGATTTATCGCAATTGCGCAAGGCCATCGAAGGTTTCATCACCAGTTGGCAGTTCATCATCGATACTGAAGTCACCTTTAAAGTTCATGGCAGTGGCGCCGATTTCCCCGACCTGATCGCCGCGTTTGAGTATCTCGGCAAGTATCGCATCACGCCGAATGGTCATGTCATCCTGCAATTGGCTGGCGCGGCTTCCGGCAGTGCTGCTTCACAGCAATATGTTTACACCCAGACAATCGTCGCCGCTCATGCGAACAATGATCGCATCTCGATCTTCGGCGCGCCGATGCTGGCCCCGGTATCTCGCAATGATACTGGCTACGCGTGGAATGGTTCATCCGCTACTCAAAGAGCTGCCGACACGACGACCAATCTGGCAATCCTGCGCACTCAGTTTGCGACTGAGCTGCATTGGGGTGGCGCACCAATAAATGGTCAACAACAATGGTCCGCTGGTTTACTCATTCTTGGCAAGGTGCTCATGCATTTGGACGGCATCCTGTTCACTGGCTATGGCTCGGCGGCTCCGGCGTGGTGTGATGGCGTTCTGTTCTGGGCCGCAGGGCCGCTGAATTGGCAGCCGCGCTCGCTCGTAACTGGAAGCAGCCCATTCGCTTACGATGGTTTGGCATCCGTCAGCTTCAGCGGGTCCGGATTCAATTTCGACGTTGGTTCTTGCGTCGAGCTTGAAGGCGAGACTGGCGATCAGGCTTACATATCGCCGCTTATTGCAATCGGAAATAATACCGGAATATTAATGGGCAATGGCGGCTTCGTGACAAGTTCTGGAAATTGCGTCTGTCTCTGCAATGACTACAATGGATTTCATCTCTATCCTCGTAGCGGCACGCAATGGGACGGCGGAGTGTTCTCCAATGCGAATGGCGCCGACGGTGTCTATTTATATCTGAGTTCGACGGGATTTATCGCCGGGCCCATCATCAATGGCGCTTGGGCTGCTGCTGCGTCGCATTGTTATCGAAATGCTGGTTGGGGAGTAGAATGCAATATGAGCAACATCAGCTGTGACATCGATTTCGGTGCCGGAGTCAACGCGAATGTAGCAGGCGCGATTTATACGTATCAAAACGGTGGTGTCAATCTGTGGGGAAGCTCGGCTAATTACACCGGTAAATGCTCGCCAGCATTTGGCACGGTTGGCAACGCCAATTCCATGATCTCGACGTGATAGGGGAATTGGATATGAACCTGCTTTATTGTCAGAACGGCGCTGTAGTGGCCTATCATGACAGCAACTTGTCCTCCGTGCCCGCGTCCAGTTATGGCGGCGGCGTGCGGATCATTCCTTATGATCAGCCTCTTACGACGCTAGGGAAATTTGGCCCAGCTCCGCCTGTTGGAACGAGAGACAATCGTCTCTACGCCCAGCCGACAGAAACGCCTGCGCTGTTGATAGCATTCTCCGGTCAGGTGCGGTTCGATCAAGTGGTCGCTGGTATCACGTGGAATAGCATACCCGTGGCGACCGACCGCATGAGCCAATTGCTGATTGCCAATCTGGCGCAATACGCGGCTACGTTGGTGGCAACCACATTGATCGACTTCACTCAGAACGGAGTCCACTATCAGTTTCAGGCTAGCCAAGCTGCAGACCTCAACAATCAAGTCAACGCCTTCGTGCAGCAATGCCGCACCATTGAGGCCAGTTGCATCGCCGATCAGAACTTGGCAACGCCGACGATGACAACTTACGCCCAGATCGAGGCCAAATTCGGTGTTGCTCCGACACTCACCTCGATCTCGCCGACGACTTATGTTCACGGGACAGCGACCGTCATCACAGCTACCGGCAGTAATTTTGCATCGACGTCGCAAATTGTGATCAGTGGCACTGCCGAAACAACAACGTTTGTATCGGCGACCCAGCTGACGGCGACGGCTCCTGCCACGCTTGCGGCTGGCACTTATGACGTCACCGTTCAAAATGCGAATGGTTTTTCGAGCAGCGCTCAAACCCTTACTCTCACATAAAACGGCAATACGCCATGGCCGGTCCATCCTATTACAGCGGTCAGATGAACATCGCCCTGAACGAGGATTGGATCGTCCCGTTTGTCTATCAGAGCGTCGATCCAACTGGCACGATTTATACACCGATCGATCTGACCGGTTCGACGCTGAAGCTGGAGATCAGGATTCAAGAGCTTGATCACGAAGCGCTGGTCAGCGTCTTCTCGCCTGACAACGGCATTGAAATCACCAATGCTGCGCAGGGAGCATTTACGATCCTGATCGATCGCGCGCATCTCGTGCACTTGGCCGCCGGGCAATACTTCACCGATCTGGTGCGCTTGACACCGAACGGCTATCAAGAGCGATTGTGGGAGGGCGTTGCGGTAGTCGTGCAGGGAACGACGCGCTGATGGCAGCCCCCTTATTCGAGTTGGCTGCCGGTACGCCGCGAATTACGCTGACGACGCTCACGCAAAGCGCTGGCAGCCCTCCCGATTCTTCCGGCACTCCTGGCGCTCCCGGTCCTCCCGGCCCTCCCGGTCCGCAAGGTCCTCCTGGCCCTCCCGGCCAGGACGGGTCTGGGATCATCGTCAAGGGCACGGTGCCGACGTCTGCCAGCTTGCCCACGAGTGGCAATACTGCGGGCGACATGTGGATCGCCGCTGATACCGGCGACGGCTGGGTCTGGGACGGCACGCAGTGGACGAATACCGGCCCGGTGCAGGGGCCGCCGGGCGACCCCGGTCCAACGGGTGTGCAGGGTCCCACCGGGCCGCAAGGTGTTCAGGGCAATCCCGGCGCGACTGGATCGACCGGCATAACAGGTGCGACCGGTCCTCAAGGCCCTCAAGGCGTTCCCGGTCCTGCCGGTTCTATTGGACCGACCGGCGCAACGGGTCCTCCGGGACCTCAAGGTGCGGCTTCGTCAGTGCCGGGTCCTGTTGGTGCAACAGGCCCTCCCGGTGCAACAGGTCCTCAAGGTCCTCAAGGTGCTGCTTCGACGGTGCCGGGGCCTGCCGGTGCGACCGGCGCGACAGGTCCGCAAGGTCCTCAAGGCCCTCAAGGTGCGGCTTCGACGGTGCCGGGGCCTACTGGACCAACAGGTCCTGCGGGTACTCCGGGTAATACTGTTCTCTATGGAAGTGGTGCTCCGAGTGCGGCTACCGGCGTCAACGGCAATTTCTATATCGACACTGCGGCAAACTTTATCTACGGCCCGAAGGCTGCGGGCGCATGGCCTGCCGGTACCTCGCTCATTGGTCCGCAAGGTGCCCAAGGTGCGGCTTCGACAGTGCCTGGGCCTCAAGGCGCGACCGGTGCAACAGGTCCTCAAGGGCCACAGGGCGCGACTGGTGCGGCTTCGACGGTGCCGGGGCCTGCTGGCGCGACGGGGCCCGCTGGCACTCCAGGCAATACCGTGCTCTACGGCAGCGGTGCTCCGGCTTCGGGCACTGGCGTCGATGGCAATTTCTATATCAATACTGCGACGAATTTCATCTATGGCCCAAAGGCTGCAGGAGCATGGCCCGCTGGCACCTCGCTGGTTGGTCCGCAAGGCGCGCAAGGTATTCAAGGTCCTACCGGAACGACCGGTGCTACCGGACCAACTGGCGCTACCGGGGCGACGGGCGCTCCCGGTAACACCGTGCTCTATGGCAGCGGTGCTCCCACTTCGGCTATCGGTGTCGATGGCAATTTTTATATCGATACTTCAGCACACTTTATCTACGGTCCAAGGGCATCTGGAGCATGGCCCCTCGGCGTCTCACTCATTGGTCCGCAAGGTTCGCAAGGTATTCAAGGTCTAACTGGTGCAACT